TGAGAAAAACCTTTAGGGTTGTTACAGTCAATTGATTTTTTATATTTGTCTGACCAACCCATAAAGATACCAGATTCCCTATTATTTATACTTTAATAAGTGTTCTTACGATTTTAAAGACTGTTGAGGTTGCCGACGATGGAGTTGCAAGAAGTCTAACGTTACCACTATTGATATCAGAAGAGAATGATGCCAGTGAAGTTCCCGTATTCATAGTTCCATACTCAGTCATATAAGTATTAGTTCCATCGTGCAGAATCTTGATAGTTGTTGTGTGATATGAAGTTCCTCTTGTTATTTGAACATCATATGAAACTGATCTATAAGTTGCTGCTGCAAAACTATCAACTGACGCTTCAGATGTTGAAGTTTTTGTTGAAGTGATAGTTTCAACGGCACCATAATCTAAATCTAATTCACCAGTAACACTAACGCCAGTATTGATTGTTTCAAATTTTAGATTATTGTTGTAATAAAGTTCTTGACCTGATGCAGAATTGAAAGTAGCAGATTTCTTAGAACCAGCAAGGTTTGTAATCTCAACTGTTCCAGATCTTAATCTAAGGTTACCAGTTCCAGCATCATCAATGTAACTATGAGAACCATCATGATAGATCTCTAAATCTCCACCAGTTCCCAACTTTAACTTATCATTATCTAACAGGATTACGTTATCATTAAATGTAGAAACACCAACTACATTCAAACCACCGTTAGCAATATCAACACCGCCAGTAGTAACATCAACACCAATTCTCGCAGTAACAACACCGACAGAATCTACACTAGTTACATCTTCATAAGTCAGTGTTCCAGCGATGGATACATTACCAACTGCCGTGATATTTGTAACAGTGATGCTTGGAGAACCACTTAATCCTGTGGCATTACCTGTTACGTTACCCGTTACGTTACCAGTAAGGTCTCCTGTTACATCTCCAGTCAAGTCACCTGTTACATTACCAACAAAACTAGATGCAGTTAAAGCATTTGTTGAGGGGTTGTATGTAAGATCAGTATCAACCTTAATATTCTCATTGCCTGAGGAAGTGTCAACAAATGTGATGAAGTGAGAAGAATTATCAGAAACAGCAGTAACACCAACCAGAGCAGCAGCGCCAGCGGTCAATGATCCAGCATTGACCCATGCTAAATCAGTTCCATCAGAAGAAAGGACCTGACCCGATGAACCAAAACTACCGTCACCGTCGAGTAATTCTCCATCGACGGTTAAGTTAGTAACGGTAATATTTGGAGAACCACTCAATCCTGCAGCAGTTCCACTAATATTATCACTGGCAGTAATGAAACCAGCACCATTAGTGAGTTGATTAGTATTAGTGAATGATGTGGTGATATATCCAGCACCATTAGTGATGGCGTTGTTGTTCAGTGAGATGTTAGAGGTTCCATCAAAACTGACGCCAGCGATTGTTCTAGCAGTTGCGAGAGCAGTCGCTGTAGCAGCGTTACCAGAGGTATCCTGATTACCTGTCGCATTTACACCAGGAAGGTTGATGTTTCCAGTACCATCGAAACTAACACCACCAAGTGTCCTAGCAGTTGCAAGTCTGGTAGCCGTATCTGCGTTTCCTGTAAGGTCTCCTGTTACGTTTCCAGTAACGTTACCAGTTAAGTTGCCCGTTACGTTACCAGTCAGATTACCAACAAATCCACCTGAGGATGTGGTAACACCAGAAACATCAAGATTATTGTGAATAGTTAGATTATATGCTGATATAATACCAACATTAAATGGTGCTGCGTCAACCCACTGAGCACTAGAACCATATCCAAATACGGATTCATCATAGTAAATAAACGTTCTAGCAAGAATTGGACTATACCACATGTCCCCATTCACAGGACTTCCTGGTGCAGTCGTACTAATACTGATTACATCACCACGTACAATATTGATAGTAGAAATTCCAGATACAGGAGCAGTGACTGTAGAGATTCCTGATCCTCTAAAATCTAATAAAGTAACTCCATACCCTACGTTTCCACCTGCTGTATTGATTCCAATACCAACTTCAATACCAGTTAAGTTAGAACCGTCACCAGAGAAGGATGTTGCACTTAATGCACCAGAAGATGAATTGAATGAAAGATTGCTACCACTCTTAGGTGGTAAATTTCCTGTAGCAGCAGTTACGAATAATGGGAAACAAGTAGTATCACTAGACTCGTCAGTAACTGTAACATTTGTGGATGTAGTAGCAGTATCAGCGTTACCAGTGGTGTCTTGGTTTAGAGTTCCAATGACAAAATCAAGTGTATTATCACTATCGTCGTATGTAACACTAATACCAGTCTCAGTATTGCTGGAGACCATCGCTCCTACAGTATCAGAAATGGTTTCTGCAAGAGTCACTCCATCAATAGTGATGGCATCCGCTTCCAGTGTTCCATCGACATCAACATTACCAGAAATATCTAAAGATGATGCTGTTACAATTCCAACAGTGATATTTGGTGTTCCTGTCAGACCTTCTGCAAGAGCAGCAGTTCCTGTTGTATCTTGATTGAGAGTTCCAACGACTAAATCGATAGTGCCATCGGAGTCCTGATATGTTGCCGTGACACCTGTCTCTGTATTACTAGAGAACATCGCCCCGACAGTATCCTGAACCACTTCGGTCAAATCAATATTTGCCGACCCGTCAAAACTTACTCCATGAATTGTTCTAGCAGTCTCAAGTGCAGTAGCGGTTGCTGCATTACCAGAAGTATCCTGGTTACCTGTTGCATTTACACCAGGAAGGTTAATATTTGATGTACCATCAAAAGATACTCCACCGATTGTTCTAGCAGTTTGTAGTTGTACTGCATTAGTTGCTGTAGTAGCAGTTCCTGTTACATTACCAGTTAAGTTGCCTACAAATCCAGTGTTAGCAGTAATGGTAGTGCCTGTAACAGCTGCGGGTGTGTTAGCACCAACAATACCGTCAATATTACCAGTAACATTTCCAGTTACATTACCAGTAACATTTCCAGTTACATCGCCAGTAAGATCTCCTGTTACATCTCCAGTTAGATCGCCAACAAATGATGTTGAAGTTGTAACGCCACTTACATTAACACCACCATTAGATACTATAATACCGCCAGTAGTAACTCTAACACCAGTTCTTGCTGTTACTACTCCAATAGCATCAACACTAGTTACATCTTCATATGTTAATGTTCCAGCAATAGATACATTTCCAGTTGCAGTGATATCTGCAACGGTAATACTAGGAGCACCACTTAAACCAGCAGCAGTTCCTGAAGTGTTTTGGTTACCTGTTGCATTTACACCAGGTAAGTTAATATTAGCAGTACCATCAAAAGATACTCCACCGATTGTTCTTGCGGTTTGAAGAGCAGTTGCCGTATCTGCATTACCAGTTACGTTTCCTGTTATATTACCAACAAATGATGTTGCAGTTAATGCGCCAGATGAAGAGTTAAAGGTAAGATTAGTACCAGACTTTGCCGCTAGAGCAGTGCCAGTCGCAGCAGTAGCAAATAGTGGGAAGCAAGTAGTATCACTAGACTCGTCAGTGACAACAAATCCACCTCCAATGTTTGAATTTGTTTGAACGGCATTACCCATGTAACCATGATTGGTACACTGATAATGTAAAATTGATGGTGTGCTATCACTTACTGTAATCTCAGTATAACTATTCTGGAAACTTACACCTGTTGTATATTCTGTAGTCTTGTCTGCTTCAAGATAGAATTTTAGAGGATGACTACCTGTATTATCATTCGTAAATCTATAAGTTCTACCTGGTGTTAGCGTGAGGAATGGCGATTCAACACCATTAATTAAATATCCATTACTACTTCCTGATCCATTATATCTGTGATTTGCTGTTTTAGTAGCAACAGTGACAGTGTAAGTAACTGTTGATCCAAATGGTGCGCTTAAACTATCAAATCCTTCAAATGATGTTGCAGTAACAATTCCAAGGTTACTTAGGCTTCTATCTGCATTAACAGCCAGTGCTTTTGAAGAAACGGCAACACCAACAGTTGTTCCATCAAGAAGGTTGAGTTCAGCTGCTGTAGATGTAACACCATCAAGAATGTTTAGTTCATTGGTGGTTGCGGTGACACCATCGAGAAGGTTGATTTCAGCGGTTGAAGCAGTTACACCATCGAGGATGTTCAGTTCAGCAGTTGAAGCAGTTACACCATCGAGGATGTTCAGTTCAGCAGCGGTAGAGGTTACATCAGTACCATCTATGGAGAGAATAGTTAAATTCACCCCAGGTGCAGTGAACTGGTTCGTGATTGGATTGTAATGTAAACTAGAGTCAGTATAAACAGTCTCTGCAGTTGCAGATGAATTATTGGAGTCTACGAATGTTAGGTGGTGATTGGCGTTGGATGTACTGAGTTGTGTCTTAACTTGGTCAGCAGTACCTGCGTTACCACTTGTATTACCAGTAACGTTACCAGTGACATTACCAACAAGAGTTCCTGCAGTCAGTACATTGGTGCTAGGATTATAGGTAAGTCCACTGTCAATTCCAAAAGCTCTACCAGTGGAGGTGTTAGAACCATCCGTCATGGTGAGTGTAAAATCAGTGTTAGTGCTTGAGATATTAGTAACACTGAGATTGGTAGCCATGTCGGCAGTACCAGTCACATCACCTGTCAGGTTTCCAGTAATATTAGCAGCAACACTTCCAGAAACAGTCAGAACATTTGATGAGGGATTGTAGGAAATACCAGCATCAGTCTCAATAAGTTCTTGAGTTGGTGAAGTGTTGTTTGAATCAACGAAGGTGATGTAGTGTGATGCATTAGTATCAGTAGCACCAACAGCGACAGAGGATGCCTGAGCACCACCACCACTTACAGTCTCAAGTGAAGTCTCAAGTTCTTGAAGTGCTGCCTTAACAGTTGCATTATCACTGATTGTTGAACCAGTAAATGTTCCAAGGTCACCAGTCAGGTTAAGTTCAGATGTGGTAGCTGTGATACCGTCAAGAACATTCAGTTCAGATGTGGTAGCAGTAACACCATCAAGAATATTAAGTTCAGATGTTGAGAGTGTGGCACCGTCAAGAATGTTCAGTTCAGCAGCAGTTGATGTAATTTCAACACCATTCCTATAATAGGTGGCAAAATTGGCAAGTCCACCACTTAATAAATTGCTACTAGGATTGTAATAAATCCCATCGTCAGTGTAAAGGTTCTCTGCAGTTGAAGATCCGTTATTTGAATCAACAAATGTGATGTAGTGATTAGCATTGGTTGATCTACTAATCGTCTTTATGGTGTCAGCAGCAGTTGCTGTGTCTGCATTACCAGTTACATCACCGGTAATATTACCACTGAAACTGGAAGCGGTTACTACACCAACAAATTCAGCATTACCATCTGTGGTGAAAGTAACGACACCAACTCTACTGGTAGTAATTCCCGCAGCAGTTGTACCATAAGTAATATTACTATCACTGGCAGGTGGTACATTTCTGCCATCTGCTGTATCACTTCCTGTTGCTATATTATATGCAAAGACATCTACTCCAGTTGGACCAAGAGCCTCGTTGTTATTATTACTTGTGTAATCAGGATCATCGAAACTGAAGATAGCAAACCATGCATTATCTTCTTCAGAGAAGATAATCATCCTATCTTCTGAATCTGTTCCAGTAGTCGCCGTATAATAGTAGTAATTACTATTAGTGTTGAACAGCGCATTACCAGAACTTATTGTTCCAGTATCAAGAGTAAATCCTGTATTTTGTCTTTGGTATGTTCCGTTGAAAGAGGATGGTGAAAAACCAGATACAGTTATCTCACTATAGTCTGTTGTTGATCCACCACCACTGGTTTGAATACCTGAATAGGTAATTGACTCGCTGCCATAAGTCTCGTCCCAAGGATTTACAAGAGTGACTGTGGTTGCAATTCCCACACCACCAGTATCTTGTTTGGTAAAAAGTTTACCATCATAAGTGTTTAGTGCTAATTCGCCTGACTCTAAATTAGCAAGAGTCGGTCTTTTGTTGGCAACAGAAGACCTCTTAAACTTAACCTTTGGATTTGCCATTATGTCAGCGGTATATACCTAATTGATTCTGTTATATAACAGATATTCTTATTTATTAGAAAGTCGAATCATCTTTTGTAGACTTTGCAGTGCGGGGAGTCTTTGTCTTACTCAACCTTTCAATCTCTTTCTCCTGTTCCTTAACCTTTTCATTCAATACGTTCACAAGGTCCGTCAGTTGTCTAATCTTTGCACTCGTCGCTACAGATTGGGTAAACAAATCAGATGCTGCTGTTTGATATGATGTCAACAAATACTTATAATCTTCGTTCATAAAAAAAGGGGAGATATTTAGTCTCCCCTATTTATTAAGTTGTGGTTAGAATCAGAATGAACCGCCGTCCAGAGTGATGTTCTCAAGAGTTCTCTCAGAACCAGAGCAGTTGATGACCTGTGTGTTACCAGCACAGTCATTTACATACAGAGAACCAATTTCAAGAGCACCTGCTGTAGCGTTAGTCAGAACACCTGAAGACTCGGTTGCTACTGCGGAAACTACAATTCTTGATGCCGAATCATCCCAGAAGACTGCTGCTTTCTTAGCGGAGTCTGTGTAGTAGTTGAAGATAACACCGATGTCCTTGTTCAGGTCAGAAGATGGTGCGGAACCATCAACCATTCCCAGTTCCAGGAGTTGGTCTTCAATGGTTGTTTGTGATGTATTAACCTGTGTGGTAGAACCATTAACGATCAGGTTGCCAGCAACAGTCAGGTTTTGGCTCAACGCAACAGCACCAGTGCTGTCGGAGATTGTGATAGCAGCTGTGCCGTCTCTTGCCTTCAGGTTAGTTGCTTCAACAGTTGGAACATCGATGGATGTTGTAACTTGAACTGCTGAAGGAAGACCAATAGTAACAGTCTGACCAGATGCAGAAGTCTCAACCTCGTTAGATGTACCAGCAATGGTCAGTGACTGTGAATCAAGGTCAACAGCACCTGTTCCAGAATCACCAGCAAGGTCAAGATCTTGCGCAGTTACTTGGGCATCAACGTATGCCTTGACTGATTGTTGAGAAGGAATAGAAGTGGCACTATTAGATGCCATATTGTCTTCATCAACAAATGCAGTTACACCGTCAAGAACATTCAGTTCTGCTGCAGTTGATGTAACATTAGTTCCACCAATATCCAGAGTGGTAACAGAAATCTCACCACCAACTGTAAGAAGATTGGAACTGGGATTGTAAGTAATTCCAGCGTCAGTTTTGATTGCCTCTTGAGTCGCAGAACCGTTATTGGCGTCAACAAAGGTCAGGAAGTGAGAGGCGTCAGTAGCATCAGAAATCGTTGCAACAGTAGCAGCAGATCCACCACCACCAGCGACCTGTGCATCAACGTAGTCTTTAACAGCAGCAGATGTTGGAACGGTTGTATCGTTATCGTTAGAACCGATACCCTCAGACTCAATAACAAGAGTTCCAGCAGCAATTTCACTAGTAGAAATCGAAACTGCTAAGTCAATAGTTCCATCACTATCTTGATAAGTAGCAGTAACACCCGTTTCGGTGTTAGAAGAGAACATCGCACCAGCGATATCCTGAATTCTCTCAGCGTTCAGAGTAACATCACCAGAAGTGACCGTAAAGTCTGTACCATCGAAAGTTGCAACACCCTTATTAGTTTCGGTTGCGTCTTCCGCAGCAATGGTGATAGTATCATCACTCACAGTGGTATCGATACCCTCACCACCTGAGAAGGTCAGAGTACCACCAGTTGAGAAGGTATCGTTAGAACCAGAGTCGGCAGCAAGAGTAAAGGAAGATGCCGCAGGTGCGGAGAATGACAGGTTACCTGAACCATCACTAACAATAACGTCGTTAGCGTTACCGTCGTTCGCAGGCATGGTCAGCGTATAACTTGCTGCCAGGGAGTTGGGACACTTAAGGGTAACGGTATTCGTACCGTTGTTAGTACCTTCTACAAGTTTGACACCGCTACCAACAGTAGTTGTATTTACCTGCCAATATCTACCTGAACCTACGAACTGATTGTTGGATGTTGTGGAATCAATACCGACATACAGGTCATAACTGTCGGTAGTAAAACCAGGTTCACCTGCTCTAAGACCGGGCAGATTAGCAAGAACACCCCTCTTAAACTGAATTACGGGAGCTGCCATTACTTATTTTCTTTGAAATATAATATTATTTAGTATAGTGTATCTTTAAAAACTTCCACCATCAACGCTTTCTCTAGGAATATTATCTGCGTCTATTTGTTGTTCTAACTGAGTAACAAATGGATTGGAAATATCATCATCCTCCTGAGAAAACTCTAACACATCATCTACAGAAACTAACTCAAATCTTCCAGAAGTATTATTATATCTTACTACGTGTTTATCTTTTAAATTAGATATTGTATCAGAAAAATTAGATAAAGTTCTAAATCTTACTGGCATTAGAAAGTTCCTCCATCTAGATCCTCAAGTGCAATGGTATTTAAGTTCAGTTCCTGCTCCAACTGAGTAACAAATGGATCGTTAATGTTGCTATCTTCAGCAGAGGTTGCCAGGATTTCATCAGCAGATACTAAAACAAATTTATCAGTGCCACTATCATAAGAAACTATTAAGTTGTCTTTTGAGGCATCTAAATTTCCAAAGTTAATATCACCCATTTCTTCTAACGAAGATGGTTGTCTAGTGGATCTTGCCGTTACCTTTGGTTGTGGTTTTTTTGTTACACTAGAAATGTTTCGTGCTTTTCTTACTACAGCCATAAGTTTTAAGTGGTAATGCCTGCTGTTACAATTGCCATGCCTTCAACCATTCTTGAAACAGATCCACTGCCCGATGTCAAAACAACGTCATAGTAATATCTTCCAGGATCTAAAGCAACCGTTTTCCCCGCTGTCATCGCAATAGAAACTTCTCCGGTTGAACCAGTGATGCTTACTGTGAATGACTGAGAAGACGTTGCCCCAGGATGTTTTTTAACTTTAGACGCACCCGTAAATCCTGCTAAGTTAGATGCAGAACCATCAGACTCAGTAGATGTAAAAACCTCACTAAAGTCAGTTCCTTGTGGGATAGTTATATTTACTACAGGGGTTGCCATCGTGCTTTTTTAACTATTTATCATCAATCTTTTGCTTCTTAAGCATCTTTGCTAAATCTGCAGTCGATCCTACAAAAAGTGCATTGGTAACATTTTGAGGACCCTTAGATTTAGATTCTTCCTCTACATCTTTTAACTTCTTCTGCAGGTCCATCAGTTTATCGGTTGCATCAGAGACATTCTTAATAAGTTGTCCAGCAACTTCATATGCTCTTGGCATTTCACTTTCTTGTGCTAACTCAAGAATTCCATTGATTGCTTCCTGACCCTTTTCAATGATTGAATACAAGTTTCCTCTTGTGTATTCATAATCTTTCCTAACGTCATCTACAATAGGTCTTTCAGGTTTTTCCTGTTTAGGAATAACTTCAGTCTTTTCTGTTGCTGCAGGAACTATGTCTCCTGCAACATTGAAAGCGTCATTTAAATCGTCAAATTTGTTTGCCATAGAAATTAAATCTCATCAAAACCGAAGTTGTCGCCAAACTGAATAAGGTCTGCATCTGCTGCAGTAATTAACTTAACCTCTGCTCCCTTTACGTGATTAGTAGCAGTTGTAGAGTCATATCCTCTCTCTACTGTAACCTTGCTTCCAGACCTGGATGCAATGCGGAAGTTCTCATCATCAATAACAAGAACTCCACCAACTGCAATACTGGTTGTATCACTAACTTCGATAATCGTTGCAATATCTGTAACATCATCAGAAAGTCTTGCTATGACGTTGTTTGAATAACTTTCTGTTGCTCTTGGTTGAACACTGTATGTGAATTCTCTGGATGGAGTTTGTGTTCTGTCTCCAGCAATATAACCAACAGTAACCTTTTTGATAACATCCTTGGAAGGATCGGAGATAGGACCAAACAGATAAGACTTTGCAGTAAATCTCAAAGTGTAGATAAGAGACCTTCTTGTCTGATAATTGCCTTCATAGTCATCAGACATTGTGATACCTTCAAATACCACAGGAACATCTCTTTTTTCTCCAATTTGATCTACAAGATCAATGGTCAGATTATATGCAGGTTGAAAATATGGTAAAATCTGTTCTACGATTTGAAGCATATCATCATTTAATTTTGAATATATGCTTAACTCAAATGACATATTATATGGAACAGGCATGAAAGTCTTTCTTACCTTTTTCTTATCACTACCGAGGGCAGAAATAAACGTTTGAGTAGAAGTTACCTTCCTTGATGGATCATAACTCAAACCAATCATCTCAAAAGACATTCTCGGCAGAGACAACTGAGTTGGTTTGTTTAGGTCAGATACCTGCTCCAGTCTGGCAAGAAACTTTTGAGTAGGACCATATGCAAGCGGAACTTTCAGTTCGCTTACAGTGTTATCAGAAGAATCCGTATGACGGATATTGATATCATTGAAGAGAGTTCCGAATCCAATGACGGTTCTTCTTAATATTTCGTGGTAAAAATACTCAAACATTTTTCAACCAGTACGATATACTATTTATGGATTGCCGAATGGATTACGTTCGGTGAAGTCAAGAATGCTATCTGCTTCACTTTCAATAATATCATTTTGAGCATATGGGTCTACAAGATTATCTGTATTTACGACCCTAACCTTATATATCGCTCCAGATGTTCCGCCCTGAACAATATCATTTGGTAAGAAGTCTCCCGTAACGTTTGAAATCTCCAAGGTATTTGTAGTAGACTTCCATTCTCTTACGCGAGCAGTATTTCCACTTACGCTTCCAGTAATAGTTTCGTTGTAGATAAATGTACCAATACCAACAGTAGTGCCGAATCCAACTGGGTTAGCAACAACAACGGTTGGAGCAGTGCTGTATCCAAGACCAGCATTTGTAAGATATATCGCAGTTACAATACCAGCACCATTGATGTATGCGTGTGCCGATGCAGATGCAGTTGTAACACCAGAAAGGAAGACTT